CTCACATTGCACAGGCATACGACAATCTGTGTATATGTTGTAATAATTGTCAAAATCAAGTGTCTGTTGAGACTGGTATAACACACAGTACTTCTTATTGTGCTGAATGTTGCACCCACAGATCACGCAGACCAGTTTGTCCTGCCTCATTTGAATTACAATCAGAAGAGACTTCTTCGGGTGAAACAGGACAGGCAGCTGAAACAGTGTCCCAAACAGTGACATTCCTCGATGCCAATGAGGGTGATGTTGTTTATATGGACAACACAGATAATAAAGTAGCTTTGGTTGATAACACAGACGATCTAGCCTTAGGAAGTTTTCTAGCTAGACCTACACTTATTTATACCAAAACATGGACTACATCTGAAACTGTTGGTATCACTGGCACCTTTAAACCCTGGTACGAATTCTTAAACAATGCAGTTATTAAGCGAAAGTTAGAGAATTATGCTTTCCTTCGTGGTAACTTACACGTGAAAACCATTTTGAATGGCACGCCATTTCAATACGGCAGTATTCGCATGGTGTATAAACCACTATTGGGTTGGGTCAATGACTCTATTCGTGCTACTAGCTTTTCAGCAGCCACTAGTATGGTACCATACTCACAAGTACCTGGTTTCTATCTATTTCCAGAAGCTAATGCTGGAGGAGAAATGGTATTACCATTTTTCCTGCATAAGAATTGGATGGATATAACCAGTGTAGCAGAAGTCCAGAATATGGGTGAAATGAGTCATGCTATCTATGTGCCCTTAAGGACTGCAGTTACTGGAGGTACTACATCTGTCACCGTCAAAACTTACGCTTGGATGACAGGAGTTCAGTTAATGGGGTCAACTAATAAGTTGACTCTACAAGGTGACGAATATGGACAAGGTCCGGTTTCACGTCCAGCTACAGCTATTGCAGCAATAGCTAGCCGTCTAACCGATATTCCTATTATAGGAACATTTGCACGAGCTACGTCCATAGGAGCTTCAGCTGTGTCATCCATAGCTTCATTGTTTGGTTACACCAACGTTCCTGTGATAGATAACGTACATGCTATTCAACCTATGAATGCACCTATGTTAGCAACAGCACACATTGGTACACCAATACAGAAGTTGTCATATGATCCTAAGCAAGAATTGTCCATTGATCCATCTCCACATGGTATTGGCAAACAGGATGAGTTATCTATTGCGTATATAAAAGAGAAAGAGAGCCTTTTCGCTACTTTCGATTGGACCACAGCTCAAGCTGATGGTACGCAATTATTTAATGCACGTGTTAATCCAATGTTGTTTGGTAAGATTGATTTGAACAATGCTGCAGCAGCCTTAGTCGGACATCGTGTTTATCACACTCCTCTATCATATTTATCAGGATTGTTCTCGCATTGGCGAGGTGACATCAAGATTCGTTTGAAAGTAGTGTGTACTAAGTTCCATAAAGGTCGGCTCAAGATCTCTTATGATCCAGTTGGTGATATCACTACCTCGGATCCTGGAGAGAATGCGGTTTATACAGAAATCTTTGATATTGGTGAACATACAGATCTTACGATCACTGTGCCTTATCATCAAGATACTGCGTGGTTGGCCATTCGGAAACAACTTTCCGACAATTGGACAACAGGTTCAGCTAATGCACCACGTAGAGGTTATGACAATGGTGTCTTAACAGTACGCATTCTAAATGGGTTGACAGCTCCAGTGTCTAGTACTGTGACAGTCATGTGTTATGTGGTAGGAGGTGAGAATTTTGAGTTCGCGAATCCTTCCTCATGGGTAGGTAACGACGTTACGTACAATTACCCTAGTTTCTTTGCACTTCAGTCGGAGGACACAACTAGTGTACAGACTTATGAAGTAAGAATGGGTACCGAAACGAGACCAACTGAGGATCGATATGCACTCAATTTTGGTGAATGTGTTGGTTCTTTGAGAAATGTTATACATCGTTTTTCAAATTTCGAAACAACACCATTACCACAATTAGGTTCTAATTTGTACACTGTGGTACGGAAAGTGCTAAAGCGAATGCCTTATACACCAGGATTTGATCCACTATGGACAGCTACTGATGCCAATAAGGTGATCGCTGCAAGTGGAACAGCAGGATATTGTTACAATACTATGCATCCACTTCCGTACATTACAGGTATGTATCTAGGATATCGTGGTAGTGTCAATTACTGTCTTACACCAAGTACAGATGGAAATATTTCCATATCTGACTTGCGTGTATCACGCGACACTTCCAATCAGTATACGACAGCCACTTCGCGTTTCGTGACAGTGGGAGGACAGCAGGCCTATGCGGCAACTTTGTCGAACAAGGCTAGATTCCTCAATGTTAGTCGTTATGATATTGATGGAACAGCCGGTGAAGCCATAACGGC